TTCAAATGAGATTGGGCTCGTTTGCTTGTGGTGACGGTCTTTTGATGTTCTCGGGTGACGATGTTTGGTGGATCGTGTTCAACAAGGGTAACACCTTGATGAGATATGAGTTCAGGTTGGACAGAGTCGAGTGTGGAAGTTTCAGTACGGGCGGATTCAGTATTCATTTTCGGGCAGGTTCTGACGGCAGGCGTGACTATTGGGTATATTCAATGTCTTGGACGTCAGCTCTTGGGTGAAGTTCGAGAATGTTCAACTTCAGCTGAGGGGCACAGCGAGAGCCTCCAAAGTCGTTCTGGAATGGCATGAGCTGGCCGTAGCCTAAGAACTCTCCGACTAAGTCTGAGTAGCGGATGAGGTTGTAGGCTGGTTTGAGTTTAAGGATTCTTTTTCGATACTCCTTAAAAATATCGGGGCCGTGAAAGAAGAGCTCACGTAGAGCTGAATTGCAGTTGTCTTCACAGGCCTTCTCTGGTTCGAAGGTCTTTCGAATCCAGTTTATTGTTTCAACTGCATTGGGGATGGGCATTTGCGGCACATAAAAACCAAATTGCTCACCGATCTTGTTCTTTAAGAAGCTGGTGTCTTTGATTTGTTTGTAGGCAACTTGCTCAGTTCCCTTTTCGGCGGCACCATAGGTGATGTTGCGCGTGGCCAGGTAGGCTCCAACTGTTTCAGCATTGTAGTGGTCGATCAGTTCGGGCTTCACAGAGACGACATTGTCATCTCCGTAAATCCTAGTCTTGATCATCCGACGGTATGCGTAGATCGAGTTGAGTGGAGCGGGTACCAGGGCAAGAAACGCGATCCTAAGGTACAGTTCGTTGACCATGGTGTTCATAACCACGGTGAGGGGGCTTCCGGTGGCGATGCCTCCCTTTGTGTCGTAGACCAAGTTCTCGTAGATGTGCATTGCTTGCGATTCGGACAACATGAAGGTTCGGCGGAGCAAACCAAAGTCGTCGTCATAGTACGCATTAATAACATCAGCGAGACGTAGCACGAGCTGGGCACTCACGGTGCCGTCCCAAGCGCTGTAGTCACCATCAAATCCAATAGGAGAATTGCTAAGCAAGTATGTCACATGCTTATGCCATTCTAGAGAGGATTTGTTGATTCCGACAGCAGAGAATGAGTTGTTGTGC